TGATGAAGTTCAAATCTCTGAAGGTCGCTCCTTCTATGCGTACCAATCTCATAATGAAATGGTACACGGTGAAACCTACTCAAAACTCATAGACAAATATATTAAGGATGGTGCTGAAAAGAAGCAACTCTTTGAAGCTATCCAAACAATTCCCTGTATCCAACAAAAGGCGAATTGGGCTATAAAGTGGTTCGATACCAAGTCTCGTTCATTCGCTGAGCGTCTCTTTGCCTTTGCATGTGTGGAGGGTATCTTCTTTTCTGGAAGTTTTTGTGCCATTTTTTGGCTAAAGAAGAGAGGACTTATGCCTGGTCTCTGTTTCTCTAATGAGCTTATATCCAGAGATGAAGGGCTTCATCAAGAGTTCGCCGTTGAACTCTTCAAAATGCTTCGTAATAAACCCTCTACAGAAACCATTCACTCTATTATCAAGGAAGCTGTAGCTATTGAAAAGAACTTTATTATTGATGCACTCCCCTGTAACCTCATAGGAATGAACAGTGATAAAATGTCTGAGTACATCGAATATGTCTCAGATCGCCTTCTTAAACAAATTGGACAACCCCCAATTTGGGGATCTAAAAACCCTTTCGACTTTATGGAAAATATTAGCCTCGATGGTAAAACCAACTTCTTTGAAAAGAGGGTTGGAGACTACGGTAAGTTAGACGATGATTCGGAGAATATCACGTTCGACGAAGAGTTTTAAAGATTAAATCTAATTAAGTACTATGAAAGATGCCAGACATCTGGTTGTAGAAGAACCAGATGGTTCTGTTGCGATAGCATTCAATGAGGATGTTCCACCTCCAGAACTTCCACCGGAGCCACCTAGAACTCGTGTAATTCATCGTGTCATCGGTGTTAAATATGATCGCACAGCAAAACTAATGTCGTACGCTCTTTCTTTTTCAAGTTTATTCTGTCTAATGTACTTAGATAGGATTGTAGATGCTATAAACACATTACTTATATGTGCTACGACGGTAGCTATACATACAGAAAACAGGCCTTATTCTGTAATCGTACCTACATCACATGGAACAATTTCATTATTAATGGTTGTTCCCTTCGCTGTACTTCATATGTGGGATCAGGTCGCATATCAAGTAGGTTGCGTTGTTTTGTGTGCATTTTCAATCAGAACCGCTGAAGATGTCACTGTTGAGCATCTTGAAGAGATTCCATAAGAGCATTTTATGTTGTGGACTTTCAACACAATCCCAGTAATCAATTATAGACATGATGAGTTTGTTATCATCGGGCTCATCATTTTTACGAAAACTGAGGGGTGCACGTTCTCCTTCACTCCTAACGTTTCGGATATAATCCGCTACAACATAAATAATAGCATCTAAAAGTTCCTCCTTGGCCATATCTAGCCAAGAGTCTGTAGGTGTTCCCCATGTCCTCGTATCATCGTCCACCCTCACCCCATGATTATAACGTTTCAATCCGAGCTTTAACCGCTCTGTTAATTCCTTTCGGACGCCCATTATTAGTAATATTAGCTATACGCTTTAACCAATTTTTCTTGAATTGAGCTAACCTAGCCGCTGTTATAGTCTTTTTCTGATTCTTGAGATTCATAATGTAGTTCACAGCTGCGAGGCGGAACCTATTCTTCATGTTGTTGCTCACACCATTAGTGTTGACCAACTTCTTTTCCAAATCACGGACACGTTCCCTCTTCCATTGTGCAACGAGCCTCTTTTTGAGTTCATCTATATCACGCTTGAAGGGTACACCCAACTTGTTAGTCTTTCGGATGTTACTGATTCGGTTTTGGATGATTTTTACATCTTGATTGAGATTAGGTTTGTATCTCTTCATCCACACCTTTCCGTAAAGTTTGTTGAGGTCGTTACGGATTGAGTTCTCGTTGAGTCTCCTCTTCATCTCAACATTATTCACCTTCAGTTGCCTGTTTACATTCTTTTCAAGTTCCTTAGCAGCTCTCTTATTGTTTTTGGCCTTTTGCTTTAGAGCTCCGGGGGAAAGTTTCTTTGGTACAGGTTTGTTAGCAATATTGTTCCTAGCCTTTTCAATTAACTTACACAGATCCGCCTTCTTCTCCTTACCAGTAAGAGGAATCTTGAGGAGCTTAGCGATATCTGTGAGTTCCTTGACCTTCATACCCAAGCAACTCTTGCGGCCAATCTTGAATCTACCGTTGGCACCCCTCTTAAGGTTAATGTTTTTACCGGTAGTATTCTTGTAGGTGACAGTTCTAACACCCTTCTTGTCTTTGATCTTTTCACATATCTCATCCTTCCTCATTTGCCTAGAACCATCCGATGTCTTAACCCTAAACTGAACGATACCAAGCTTTTTAGCAAACTCAACGAGTTCATCTCTCTTCATACGCTTGCAAGCAGCCATATCAACATTCACGGCATTGAGTTGGTTTTTGGTTAGTTTATTAGGGGTGTTTTTCGCGTTTGTCTTCGCTTTAGGCTTAGCCTTGGCTTTGGGTTTAGGCTTAGCCTTGGGCTTGGGTTTAGCTTTGGCTTTAGCCTTGGCTGTCTTTTTGAGACCTTCACTGAACTCACCAGTGACTTCAATTTCACCATTTCTGTCCAATTGCTTGACAAACCTAGTACCAAACTCATAGGCACTTTGAAGAGTTTTGGGATCCTTGGCGCCTATAATCTGAATATTTCCGTTCCTAGTTAACGAGAATTTGTAGTCCATTGTGTCAATATAAAGGAATGGGGTAAGCTCGGGTTCATACGTAGCGTAGGTCATTCCATATTGTTTATAATCCCTCGCGATGTTAGTCAGATTTTTGAACACACCATTGATTCTAAATTGACCACTAAGATTATTGTATTCAAATGGACTATAGAGGAAGGATTGTCCCTCAGTGTAGCTTGTAATAACAAAGCGACGTAAGAGTTCTGGTTGGTTGGCAATGTTAGAACCAACAAAACCAGCGGAGAATCGGATCTTACCATTTCTGTAGAAATCTAAGGTTCCTCCCTTTGTCTCAATGTCGTTAGTGATTTGAAACTTGAATTGAACCTTATTGTAAACCTTATTGATGTCACCCTTAGGTCCGAGCTCCCTAGTGTGCCTTAAGCCAGCTTTCATTTGACCATAGTATCCAACAATCTCAATTGTGTCTACATAAAGACCCTCACCAATGGCTGTTCTGCCACGAGGTGTCTTTAAAAGTAAGGGTTTAAGATCCATACGAACATTTTTCTGTCCAAAATTACCATTAATCAAACCATTATACATACCAACATTCAATTTGCTAACTTGAAGTTCAGTTGGGGGTGGAGGAGCGATGTAGTTTAGGTTATTTCCAAACCCCTTTGCAAAGTTGTCGTTGGCTAAGAGATTAGTGTTGATTTCTGGACCATTGTTCAGCATTCCCTGTTCGGCCAATAAATTATTGATCATTTTTTCGTTATTTGAGTTTAAGATGACATCATCAAACTCATTGGCTAATGGTGAATTTTCAAATTTTTTGAAGCGACCGTAGGTATTGTTGTTTACGATGTTCTTTTGAAGATTAGGAGGAAACTGAGCCTGTCTGGGTAATGGCCTTGTAGGTGTGCGGAAGAAACGCTGTCCTTGTGCTATCCTATTATCACGAGCTTTCCGTTCTTGTATCATCGCAACATCTCGTTCTAGTTCCCGAACGAAGCTGTTATTCGAATTTGACGCGGAATTGGGACTTTGAAGTTCCACGCCAGATCGACGAACAAACTCTTGAACCGACTGGCTCATATTACTATTGGTCACTATTTTTTTTAGTAATCGTCTGTAAAACCAATACCTTCCTCAATCACATCAAGTCCAAATATGACTGGTTGCTTAGGGTAGGTACGACCCTTGTACTTGACTACCTCTTCCCGAACCTCAATATCCCTAGAGCTGAAAGGTCCAACATAGAAATCTTGGTTAAACTTGGGCTTTCCGAGGTTGTTGGCTGCACAGTGCTGATTGAACATCTGTACGAAGATGGTCTGAGGAACACAGAGGTCGCTTCCATACTTGATGGATGTAGACTCTAGGAAGTTGGTTAGAGTACTCGCAACCATTGCCACTTGCTTCTTGATCGTCTCAAAGTACTTGGGAACGACATTCCAGATATCCCTGTCCCTGTATTTGTTGGAAAAGTCCAGATACCCGCGTACACACTTGAGAAGGATGATAGGCAACTCCTTATTGAGCTTCTCATCAAGCTGGGGATCAGCTTCTCGTACCTGCTTAGTGAAGTTCCAAGGGAGAATACGACGAAGAATAGACCCAGAATTATCTTTCCAATTTGGCACCTCATTGCCTCCTAGAACGCCTGGGACCTTCCACTCAATAGACACAGCAGTCTTATTCTTAATAGCGATAGATACATCCTCACCGGAAACAATAGACTGAAACTCAGCCTGTTCAAGGCCAAGATCAGACTTAATCTCTGGTGCAATAAACATGAAGTTATCTTTGATCGCAGACAAGCCAAACTTCTTCTCAATATTATTCGCGAGGACACCAACGTCTTCACTCTCGTAGAACTTCTTGAATACCTTCGTAATTAGGGTACTCTTACCAGATCTCGCAATACCCTTGAAGAATGGGATGATTTGCCAAGAATCAAGCTCTCCAACATCATAGCATAGACGCCCACCCATTACATAAGCCCAATCACATACATCTGGCTCCAGCTTTTGATACTGAAGCACTCTGTCAAAATTGGGTGTTGGAATATCCTGCCACCTCTCCAAGTGTGAAAAGTCATCAAATTGCTGATCAAAGTACTTGCACGAAACAATGGTGGGATCAAGGCAGGCGAAATCGGGGCTATCATAGGGATAGAAGCGGCAGTCATAGACCCCCTTATCCGGGAGCCACTCCTTTCCAACAAAGAGACCGTTTTTGAAAGACCACACATGTCTTCTTTTAGAAATCTCCGGAAACTGCTGATCATCGCACTTAGAAACATGATCAATGACTTCACGGAAAATGCTACCCTTGCTTGTGAAGTTCTTCCAGTTTGTAAATGAGATATCCTTCTTAGCGATAGAGTAGACGAACTTATCAATGGGGAACACTGGATTCCATGCCCTAGTTCTATGTCCCTCAACAGTCTTAATTTCTTCACAGCAATGTCCCTTGTAGCGACGGTACCCACACTTGTAAGCTTCTTCCAAAGTATACAGAAGACATTTTTGGTAAGGGCTGCTATTTTCAATCTCTTCTTCGTCCATAGCAGAAGGATCCGAAAACTTTGGAAACTGTGGTTGAATAGTCGGAGTACTCACGCGTTCGTATGAGATATAGTGACGTCGGATGTTATCAAAGCCATCTTCGATGTGCAAAACAACATTGGCGATTCGTTTATCTATGCTAAGACCCAAATCATCCGTCAAACTAGTATCCTCGGTACCCTCGTTCTCTTTTGCTTTATTCTTCTTCAACTTGTTCATATGATTTCTCAACTCCACAGTAAAGTCGATATTCTTCTTTCTGATCTCTTTGATTGCCGCTAGATCAATGTCGTTGATTGACACAGCCCCATATTCGTTGAAACAACTACCTGAAAGATACTGGTTATACCCCAGCATTTGATGACTGAGAAAGTCTTTTTCATGGAGACCCCACGCATTCTCTAAATTTGACAAAAGGCGTGTAGCCTGATCCTCATTCATTGACCGAATTTGCTGATTACGAAGCTCTGCCAGAGCTTCATACTTGTTGGGTTCCTTATCAATGAAGTGGGTCTTTTCCATATTACTGATACTACAATTTTTTCTTTTAATTACTTTTTCAAGGATTGAAGTTGAGCCAAAATTTTAATAAGAATTTTGTTTTGGACTTGGATCTGGTTAGAGATTCCCATGAGGGCAGTGCAAACAGTGTCACCCTCTTCAGTTGCGAACAGGGATCCAAGCAACTCGGGTAGATCGATCTCCTCATCCTCACCGGGATCAATGATGCTACCATTCTCAATCTCAGACTCGGTGTCAATAATTTCACCGTCCTCGATTTCTACATCAACTTCATCAGGCTGCGTGGACATTTTGATGTAGACTGAGAAAAATTGGATCGCGAAATTTCGCATTTACCCAAAATTATTTTCTCTGTCTATAGTACAACAACTCTCAAAATGGCCGGTGGTCTTATGCAACTCGTAGCGTACGGTGCCCAGGATGTCTACCTTACTGGTAACCCTGAGGTAACTTTCTTCCAGGCGAAATACAAGCGCCACACTAACTTCGCGATGGAGAACATCGAGCAGACCGTCAACGGTACTGCCGCTGACTCCGGCCGCGTCTCCGTCACTGTTGCCCGCAACGGTGATCTTGTCGGCGACATGTACGTCGAACTTAAGGTCAAGTCCTCCGGTATTGATGAGGCCGGTGCTTGCTGGGTCGCCGAGCGTGCGATCAACAACGTCGAGCTTTCCATCGGTGGCCAGCGCATTGACAAGCAGTATGCCAAGTGGTGGCGTCTCTACTCCGAGCTCTACCTCGATGACTCCAAGAAGGCTTCCTACGGTAAGATGTCTTCCGGTGTCTCTGGCAAGACTGTCTACCTCCCCCTCTACTTTTTCTTCAACCGCAACCCCGGTCTTTACCTGCCCTTGATTGC